ATCTTGCATCTAATTGATTAAATTTTATAACTTGTTGAATGAAATCAAATCTTTGTGTTCCAAAATTATCTTGTTGTGGATAAAACTCAACTCCCTGTCTTATACCAAACATCTTCATTTGGGATAAGTGAGAACTAATCAGCATTGTGTCTGCTGTTCCTTTTCCGTCACGACTAATGACGGATTTAATCATTTCATCTAGAACAGCTTTACTATTACTCTCCATTAATTAGATCCCTTTGTTATTGGTCAATGACATAACCAGCATGTAAACGCTTTAATGTAATTACATCTCCTTCAACTTCAACATCAAATCTTTCATTTGGTTGAAGTGCCATGTCGTGACATAACTCATCGGGTAATGAAATCACAGCTGAACCATAAGCATCTTGCTCAAGTTCAAGTTTGTAAAATGAAGGTTCTGGCATTGTTAATACTTCTAGTTTAAATCCTCAATACTCTAACTCAAGTTTTCCACGAGTCATTAACCCATTACATAGCCAAACTAGAGCATCTACGCAATCATCATGTGAGCTAACTCCAAAATTAACTATCTCATCCGTAAGTGCTCCAAACTTACGGTATTTATTAAAAATAATCTTTCTCTGTTCGAAAAGTCCCATTATTCCTCGAAATCTTGCAACTTTATCTCCACGAAATCCTTTTACTGGATGCCAAATTAAATTATACAAACCTTGCTCAGTTTGACATATTCTTTTAAAATCTGCCTCTAAAGAAGCCTGATATGCAACTGCTTCAGACCATACATGTAAAGAAGTACCTGTAGGAAAATAATTTTTACCATCTTTCATAATTACTCCCCACTCTTCCATCATTTCCATTAAAAGTTCTAATTTTTCTAAATTTCCCATTACCCTAACTCGTTTGCAATCAATAATATGAATTTTATCTTTTACTCGACCACCCATAACAAAAACCGTATAATCATTTCTTTCTCTAACTCCAGCTGATAAATCAACACCAACTCCTAAAGCATCAAAATCAGTAGATATATTTCCTTTAACAATTAAATCTGGAGATAATGATAATTCACTAGTTTGTACAACTTGATTCTGATATTGATAACTAAATGCTATTGGAGCTATTCTTCTTCTTTGACTTAGATAATCTAAAGACCACATATCAGGCCAGTATGATATTTCTTCTCCTTCTTTATCTACAGTTATTGCAGATTGGACTATTTGTTTCCAACCATTAGCAGGAAGGAAAGCTCTGCTATGAATATCATCATGTCTAAATCTAGTTCCTAAACAAATAGCTCTTGCACCTTGAAACATAGTAGGAACAATAACTGCGTTCCAATTATCTTCCATAGCTTGGCGAATATCTTTATTTTTAATATCATCAGCACTTTTTATAGCGTCATCAATTATGCAAAGATGAGATCTTTTTGAAGTAACAGCACCTTTTAATCCTGCACAACAAACACTAAACTCTTCTTCACCAGTGGATTTTATTCCTGCAAATTTCCAATCTATACTCCAATATTCATTTGAATTAATTCCTTTAGCAATCTTTACTGTTGGAAAAATTTCTTTATAAATTTTACTTTCTTCTATAATTCTTTTTATTGCTGCACTCTTTGGTCTAGCAACATCAACGGTATAAGAAATATATAAAATTTTTAAAGGCATTTTATTTAAAGCATGTATGCCAATATGTCAACATTAGGACCTGCAATACCCTTAAGACATTCACTATCATCTCCTGTACATAAAAATTTGTGCCATTCAAGGTGGTGTTTTGCAGGAGGTTTTCCCCCTACAACATCACAAAAATATGCAAAATTTTTTCTAGCCTTTTCTACATCAACATTAGAAGTTTTCTTAACTACTTGTTGTTTTGCAGCTGCTCTGGCTGTGCGTCTATAAACGCTGTAAATACTTGTACCTGCCATGAGTTTAGCTTAGCGTAGTTTTGCTTAAGATTCTTCCTGAAGAATTTTTGTCCAAACTCCCATTGATGCTTCCTGTAAAGGTCCTTCAATAGGATCATCTCTAAAGATAGATAACATTTCACGTAGTGCTCTATCTGCACCTGCCAAAATTAATCCTTGTTTATCTTGTAAAATCTTTTTATCTTCTATTTGTTTTATAGCTCCACGTAATTCTTTTTGGAGCATTGCTATTCTCGCTGCACCCATATCTTGTTTTACAAGACCCATATCAATTGCATCACGTAATTTATTTATATCAAGTTGCATATTATCTATTTCAGTTTCTAAAACTACATTAAAATTTCGTTTTTTAAATTCTTTTGTAGACCACTCGTTGCATTCCACAACTGTCCCTTGAAAACCTAAAAAACGGGAAAATAAATATATCTGTATTGGAGAACTAGCTTTTTTACAAAATTCAAGAAAGGATTCACGATCTTTGTTAGATAAAGTCTGAATCCATTTCTTCATGTTCTATATTGGTCTTGTGCTTGCTCGAAGTCCCTATTCTCTTTATAGCGTCTAAACATCTCTCTTTGCAACTCTGTTGTTCGAGTTTCTTTACCTGTTTCTCTTGTTAATGCTCTATCCTGTTCTCCTGCAGTTTCTAATCCTCTTCTATACTGAAGACCAGTTTCTCCTATTTCTGCACGACGCTCCTGACCTGTAACTCTTGCAGTAGCACGAGTATCTTCACCTAATTTGTCTATAGTTAGACGTTGTTCTGCAGCACCTGCCTGACCACGTCTGATATCTTGACCAGCAAAGAACTCTGCATTAGTTCTATCTAATTGAGCACCAAGTTCCATATTCAACCTTTGTTGCTTTCCACTTACTTCGTTTAAAGCTGATTGACTAGCAAGAGCCTGAGTAGGAACCTGCGTAGTAGGAGCTGGTGGTGGAGCAGCTGGTGGATATATTATCTGTGGTGGTGGTGGGGATCCTCCTCCCATCATGATGGTTTACCTCTCAATACTCTTTTAGTTTAAATTAACCAAATCGACGTTGCATGCCAAGACCTGCAAATCGAGTTGCAGAATCTTGTTGTGCAGCTGTAGCTCTTTGTCTCTCAGCTTCAGTTAAAGAAGCAAGAGATTGTTGCTGCTGTTTTGCAGTCATTATGTTTTGGATATTAGAAGGCATTGCTTCTAATGCTCCTCTTACTCTTAATCCTCTTTGTGCTGCCTGTTCTGCAGCTCTATTTAAGAATGCCTGTCTTAATGGTTCTGTTGCTGCATACTGTAAAGTTGTGTCAATTGCAGCTTTTCTTCTTTCTTTACGAGCCATATCAGATAGCTCAGGATAAATTTCTTTTAAAGCTTCAAAATTTTCTTTTATACCTTCTGTAGCAGTTTTTTCTTTACCAAAATCTTCAGTTACTTGTTTTTCGACAAGCTTTTGTTGATATGGAGATAGTATACGTTGGGAATCGTCATCAGGATCTAATTTTGTAACTCCAGCAAATTTATCATATGCTCCTGTTTCAGGATCAATTCCACCACCTAATTTATCTAAGTCTGTTCTTTGTCCTGTAATAGTATCAATAAATGAGGCAACTAATCTATTTATATTTTTAGGTCTATCTTTATCTGTAATAACTTTAGTTTTTTGTATCCTATTTAATAACCCAGGTAATTGAACAATTTCTTTACCTTCAGGTACAGCAAATGGCACATCACCTATTTGAGTGCTTAATGAAGTAGGTAAAGTATCTCCATAGATTGCTTTTAAATCCTCTAAAGTTTTAGGATTTTTAAAATCTTTATCTAATATTTTTTTATTTTCTTTTTTTAAGTCAACATTTCTATTCCCAGATCCAAGGTCTAGTCCGATGACATCAAAAAAATCTTCCATACTAGTAGTTGTATCTTTGAGTTAAAGCATCTCCTGCCTGTTGAGCAGCAGTCATACCTAGGTTTAATCCTGCTCTTTGCATATTTTCTGTAAGAGCTGCTTGAGTTGCTATGTTTTGTCTTATACCTGCACCTGCCATACTTCTTGCAAACTCATCTCTCTTAGCTTGCTCTGCAAACTTTCTAACAGTTGGAAGAACTATGTTCTGAGCATCTCTTAAAGCTTCAGCATCTTTTATTGTTCTTAGTCTTCTACCTGCATCTAAACCTAAAGGACTTAATACACTTAAAGGATCTCCTGTAGGTGAGACTCCTCCAAACTGCCCCATTCCTGGGGGAAGTGCTGAACCACCCATTCCTTCTCCTCCTACTGTTCCATATCCTGCTAAACTTGCTGCTCCTTTACCAACATTACCAACTCCTCCTCCTAATAGTCCTGCTGTGCTTCCTCCTGCTAGAGCACCTATGCCAACTGGAACAGCAGCTCTACCTAAAATCCCTGCAGCTGTAGCACCAATTCCTTTAGATCCTGCCATCTTTGCTGCCTGTAATCCTGCTTTTCCTGCTAAACCTGTTGTTACTCCACCAAGTCCTGCAGTTCCTAATGCTCCAAGTCCACCTCCAACTAAAGCTTGTCCTAAGTTGCCTTGACGTAATCCTGGTAATGCTCCAGCGGTAACACCTGCAGCTCTAAGTAATAAAGGTAATTTAACTGCTCCTACCTTTGCTAAAGCTGGCATAAGTACACCTGCTAATGGAATCGCCATTTTCTTATCTAAAAATTCTTGTTAGTGATATTCTAAATTAACCAAATATTGAAAGATTTTACATAAATCCACCGATAGCTGCTCCACCGAGAGCACCTGCAGGACCACCCTTCAAAAATCCACCAATTCCACCTTTGATAGCTCCACCTAAACTAAACATGCCAGGTTTACCTTCTTGTCCAGGAATAAACATTTGTTGATTTGGACTTGGTGGTTGATAAACATTAAGACCCTGAGCTACTTCAGTAGCCATGCCACTTCCAAAATTTCCAAATTGAGCATTACCTCCCATCATTCCTCTACTTTCTCTTAAAAAGTCTAAATATTTATCAGTATCTGATTTATCTTTTGATTTTTCTAAATTACTTAAAGCTCCCTCTTTAAATTTATCTAAAAATCCTTTACTATCTCCTTTAAAGGAACCTGTAACTATAGGGGCTTTTGTATTTCTAGGTTCATAAACTCCTTCTACTCCTTTACGCTCAAAGTAGTTTGAGTCTTTCATAGCATCTACAAGACTCTTTGAAAACCCTCCAGTGTTTATGCTACCTAACATTTAACTAATTACCTTTTTCATTATTATAAATTCTATGCACGTAGACCAGTACCGTAGATCATTCTAGCTATATCTTTTACTTCTCTGTTTGTAACCTCCCCTGCTTCAGTCATAAGTTGTTCTGCTCTTGCTGCATCAGTTAATGATCCTCCAGCAAATTGTGTCCCTGGAGTCCTTGATTCTGCTCTAGCTTGAACTAAAGCCATATCGTGCATAAATTTTTGATTTTGTAGTTGCTGACTCATTAAAAACTTATCTACATCACTACTACCACTAGAACCTTTTGATATTGGCTGTGTGTGATCCGATTGCTGATCTAATAAACTTGCTCCATAAAGTAAACCACCACCAACTGCTGCTTGACCTATTAATCTACCTGCTGATGGAATTGGAGATTTTGCGCCTTCTCTTAATAATTTTGGAACTTCTGTTCTTGCTGCATCTACTAATTGTGGAGCAAATTTAGATTTTCCTGCTCTTAAAGCAGATGTTGCTACTTGTTGTCCTATATTTCCACCTAATTTCAAAGCCTCATCTAAATACCCACCTAACTTTGTTCCAGCTACAGCTAGAAGTTTTGTTGCTGTGCTCATTACACGTTTACCTCTTGACTTGGGAATTTACCAGCTACGTTTGGATCTTGGATAGCGTTACCACTAGCTGCTGGCTGTGTAGCTATCTGAGATAAATTCTCTGGTCTTACTATTCT